ATTCGGCCGGTAAACCAGTTACCTTCGTGGCTACGATCTTCGCGTAAGTCGTTGTTGTCTCCGGCATGAAGCTGGAAATTCCCGTCTTATTGAAAGCTTTTTCGATAGCCGTAAGGTCGCGGCCGCGAATGTCTTCCAGGGCGTGAAGGTCAAGTTTTTCGTAAATTTCACCTTCGAAATCGAAAGGTTTTCTGAACTTCACGATCAGATCGTCGTCTTCGCTCTCTTTCTTCGGAAGAAGGGCGTTTTCCGCCCCTTCCGGTACGTTTGCGACCGGAATATCCGCGGTCACGTCTTCCCTTGCTGTTACTTCGTAATTATCTTCTTTGCTCATGTGCTTATTTCCTCACTTTCCTAGATCTGGGATCTTACTTTCTGTAAACGGTCAACGCCGTTAAGCTTCCAGATTAAATTGTATTTATCAAGTTCAAGGACGGTCGTTCCGCCGATCTGAATTTTACAGTAAGTAATTTCACGAACGACTTTCGGTTCTCCCTTGCCGCCTTTTTTCAAGCTTCCAAGTTCGAACGACTTCACCTTTCCTTTTGTTGTTACGACCAGACCTTCAAAATCGTTTGTCTGTGTTGCTGTGTTCAGCACTTGCATAGATCCGCGATATGTGACATTTCCGGTCTGTGTGATGAAATCAAACATTTCTCTGCTGATATTCTGAAATGTTGTTTCTGTTTCAAGCGATCCGAAGCTTCCTTCGATAGCTTCTTCGATCTCTCCGCCGATTCCGGCGCCGTCGATCGTTTCCGTCATGTACTCGAAGCTAGGAAGTGAAACTTCACTTGAAATTCCGACGTACTTATGACCGGATCCGTATGTGTTAAAGTTATTTAACACGGTAGGAATTTTATATCCCATTATTCAGCACCCCCTTCAAGTGCGGCCTGGGTAATGGTAGGATCGAATTCAAATACGTTTTCGATGTCTTCCGCCGGTACATAGCCGCCGATTCTTGTATGGAACTTAATGTGTCCGCCCAGGATATTCGCGATCGAATTTTCTTCGTGATCGAATACAATTTCGCCGCCGGCTATATCGTCGGATCCCTGAAGGCCGTTCAACTGAATGTTGAATCCGGAAACTACTTCGTCAATCAGTCTGTAATTTGTCAGATCGTCCACGTTCTGGAAGAACGAAAGTTTGAAGTTGTTTTCGATATAATCGAAAATAGTTACAATGTTGATCCATCTGTCGATCGGATCTGTTGAAGACGGGTAAGCCGCGGTATTGTTTCCCCAGGCTTTCCAGCCGTTCATATTGA